AGGGAAGAAGATAATAAATGGGGGTTTTTAACCCCCATTTTAATTTTCGTACACTAGGAAGTATAATTCTTCTTTTGGTCTGGTAACAGCCACATAGTGGACATTTTTAGCTTCCTGATTAATCTCACCACTATTTGTTAAAAAACTATATTCTTCGAAATCATAGTCCGTTTCAGCCAACATATCAGGGTCGATTGAATTGATGATAATACATCTTGGGAATTCACGACCTTTACTTTTGTGAATACTAGTTACAAAAACATCTGATTCTTGATTTTCCTTAATAAAATTAATCAAATTAAAGGTGTTTCCGTAGTAAGGCGAAACCGAATCAATTTTTTTCTTTAATGATGGGTTAACTTTACCCTCATTAATCTTTTCAATGTCTTGAGGTGATATAAAATTAAAATAACGCATTTTAATTTTTTTCTTAAGGCATTCTTTTTCAATTTCTTTTATCACATTGTTTGTTCTAGCCAATACCGTTAAAGGTTTGCCGTCATTCATCATGTTATACATCATAACATCGTTGATTAGATTATCATGTATGTAGCCATCTTCTTCGTGATGTGGAACCGCTACTAGACTACTATATCGATTTGAGTTTTCAACTATTTTTTTTGTTGACCTGAAATTCTTGGTTAGTGTCATTTGAGTTACTGTTGAGTTTTTCATTAATAAATTCTCAATTTCTTCACAATTCGCACCAGAAAACCCATATATTGATTGGTTCTTATCACCAATCAAATGATATTGCTTGGCTTTAATCGCCAATAGTATCTTCATTTGAAGTGTTGACGTGTCTTGGTATTCGTCAACGAAAATATAATCATACAAATTCTCAAAATATCCTTTATATTTAGCATTTCTTGAATACTTCTCGGTATCAATTAACATATCAGAAAAATCTCGACTCTTAGTTTCTTTAATGAAAGCCGAATATTCATCATAAAAACTAGGTTTCATGACTTTGATGTTATCCGCATTTTGCAATTTATAAGCTGAAAACCCAGCGGATATCTGAGCACCCTCTTCGTAGAATCTATCTACATTTCTGGCGTAATCCATTTTAATTTTCATCGGATCCTTTGGGTGTGGTTTGTATTTGTCCTTATACCAGTTAGTAAACTCATAAAAGGTCACAATTGGCTTAAAAAGCCCCATTTTACCCAAAATTGAGCTTGTGAAGCTATGAATTGTGGTTATTTTAACGTCATGTTTTATCCTCGATCTTAGCTCATTAACAGCATCGTTCGTGAAACTAAAGAAGATAATTCGACTGGGATCGACTCCATCTTCAATCATTTTATTCAACCTACCAACAGTTGAGTGTGTTTTACCTGAACCAGCGGTTGCGGACAATATAACAGAATCGTTCCCGTTATAGTTAATAAATTTAAGTTGTTCCTCGGTGTATTTGCTCATATTCTACCTAATTTTCTACAAAGGTATGAAAAAATTTGGTTATTACCAAACCTTTTATTAATTTTGTCCCATGAGTTCAATTTTTACATACGATAATTATTTTACACCTTATGTCAATAAGTTTGCTAAGGTGACCCTTGATACCGATAGACGCACAAAGTTAGCGACTGTTATTGGAAACCGCATAAAGGAGCGAGAAAAATCCAAAGGTAGAAAATTATTTGAGCAAGAAATTACGATTTATCGTAAAACTTACATGCAAACCGCAGGTGATTTGGTTTTAGAACAACATCTTGGTTTATACAATATAGTTGATTACGACAAAATTTTTGATGATAATCGAATTTCGTTTTTAAATCAAGCTGCACCCAAAAAAAATATAGATGTTGTCACATTCAATTATGGATTATTCCCTATGGTCTATAAAAAGACATATCGGAAATCGATTTTTATCTGTATGTTAAGTAAGACCGATTTTTATATATGTGGTGTGGGTACACCAAATATAATTGATATGTATTCCAGATCTGACTTATTGGTTTCGGATTATTATAAAGCGAGGGGTAAATCTGGTTTTTACGGGTTTGAAAGATTAACACCAATATCTTCGAATTTGGGTGACTTTATTGAACTTATATCGTAGTTGTTGATATTTATATGTAAAAAAGTATGAAAAAAACATATAGAATATCTGAAACTCAATTTGCTGCCATACTCAGTAAAAAACAAAAAGACAAACAATCTAACGAATCAGCTAATATGAATGAGGCTGACGCATCTAATAATGTTTTTAGAAACGAATTGAAAAGTGGTTCCGATATTGATCTAGATATCGATATGGAAGCTTTATTTAAAAACATAGCAAAACCAGGGACAAGGGGGGCAACTGTGATTGTGGATGGTGTTGAGTATGACACATATATAACATTTCGTGGGGCCGTTGCCAACTATTCAATTGAAATAGAATACAGGTCATATGGTATTAAAGATGTTTATTTATCACCTATTAGTGTTTTGATTTATGGCTCATTGGAATTAACTGGTGATGATGATTCTTTTGAGAAAGACTTTGAATTAGAGTTCGATAGAAGTGGTTTAAAAACAAACACTTTAAGTGGGACTATGGATTTGGGTGGAAAAAATATTGAAATTCCATCAATGGATACTGAGGTTGTATTTGAATCTAATAGAACTTATGAAAGTGGCGATGCTTTTTATACTCAAGCCATCAGCGGTAGATTACAACCAAATAAAATTATTTTTGAATATTAATTGATTACATTTTAAAGCTTCATATATTTATATGAAAGCCTCGTGTGGCTATTAACCTTGGGTACTTGTTGCCCTTGAGTCGTGATGAGCGACAAAAAGGTTAGTATAATAAAAATAAAACGAGAAAAAAAATGTACACAACAAACTATTCGTTCGGTTTAAACCCGAACCCAGAAGCCTACATCACAAAAGGCAAAAACAGAATCAAACAGCACGATGGTGTTGTTTATCTTGACAACCAAGATCAATTTGAGATCGAGGTATTTAATCCGAAAACAATTTCGGTTTTAGCGAAAATAAAATTAAACGGTAATTACATCTCAAACAGGGGCTTGGTTATTAAACCTGGTCAAAGAATTCATTTGGATCGTTATTTCGATGATGCTAGAAAATTCTTATTTTCCACTTATATCGCAGATGGTGATGAGGATGTGATAAAACAGGCCATTCAAAATAACGGATTGGTTGAAATCGAATTTTACGATGAAACGGTTTTATCTGGAATAGCATCAACAAGTTCTGGATTTGGTGGTTATCCGTGGAATCAACCTCCAGTTATTTATTACAATAACACAAACCCAAATCCAAACACAATAACGTGTTTTGATAACACAGCTAACTATTCAGCTGGTATTACGTATACCTCAGATGTGGTTGGTGTTTCAGCTTCATTAAAATTAAACTCAAATAAAAGAAGTTTAACAAAAAGTATTGAAACTGGTCGTGTTGAAAAAGGCGAAAAATCAAACACTAAATTCAAAGATGTTAACATGGATTTTAGTTCATATGCAACACATTCAGTGACTTGGAAAATTTTACCGAACTCACAAAAGCCAATTGAGGTTGGTGAGTTAAGAAATTATTGCACAGGTTGTGGTGTTAGAATAAAAAAATCAAACTGGAAATTCTGCCCAACTTGCGGTAATCAATTACAATAAGCCGCCACACGAGGCTTTTATTATTATTTAAGATATTTATATTAAAATATAGATCATGGCTAAATACAGAATAACCGAAGACCAATTACAAAAATTGTTCGAGAAATTAGAAATGAAGAGAGTTCAAGAGATGGATAATTATAATTACCCAGCTGGCTCAGATACGCCAGACGCCCCATGGAATCAAAGTGATCCGCATATGAGTGATGCAATAACAGCTAGTGGTGATTATGAATTAGTTAGTGTTACTAGTGGTGAATACCTTTTAAAAAACAAAAAAACTAACGAATTGTTATATACAATGGATGAAGTTTGGGATGATCAAAACAGCGACATAAAAGATGAATTATGGGACTTTTTAGAAAGGGCTCAAGAAGAGGATGAGGATGAGGATGGTAAATATTTAACAACCGCTAGTGATTGGAAGGAATATGTAGATGATGACCAAATTGGTGATGCTTTGGAGAGTTATTTAAATTATCATACTAAAAAGGGTAAAAACTTAGGTATTGGTAATATGGATGAGTGGACTACTGGCGCTGCATTTTTCCTAATTGTTACATGTGAAAATGTTGATGACGAGGATGGGATTTACAACGAAAACTTGCGCAATGAAGCAAAACAAACGCTTGGTTGTTAAGCTAAATCTTTAAATAAATCAGTTTGATCTTTGGGTACCTCAACATAAGCATGGGTGTAACCTAAATTCTTTAAAGCAACCATTCTGTGTCTACCATTTTTTATACCTAATTTACCGTTAGATATACTTGTTTCGGTTGGTTCAAACATCATAGTGTACGACCACCTCTCACCCGTTTTTGGATGAATTGATCTGGGATCTTCTGAAAACTTTTCAATGTAATCCATTGAGTTTTTAATTCTACCCTGACTAAATAATAATTTTGTATCTGGCCCAACATAAAAATCTGGGTCATCTTTTTTTAAACGATTTAAAAATTTATCAACGTCAACAAGTATTAAGGTATTTCTACCTGGATAATTAATTGCGTACCTTTCTTTTGGTATAAATTTCATTTTACAAATTTAGTTATAAATATCTGAACAAATGCGATTGTAGAGATATTTATAATAAAAAGGATATGATCACAACTAAAAAAGATTTGGTGGAATTATTCCACGAAAATAGTCCAAAAATGGAAAGTGAAGAAATCAAAAAAGAATCTGGTTTTACGAATAAAACAATCGCATCTTTAATAGATGAGGTTTGCAATATGCAAACTGGTTATGGTATAATCGATGACTTGAGTTTTGTTGATGAACGTTTATATGAGGGCGTTTTAACCGAAATAGCTTTAGAAAAAATTGTTAACGAAGCTTTGTATGAATATTATACAATGACGGAAAATTTAGATGAGGCTGAATATAAAGGTAGAAAGGTAAGTTTGGGTAAGATTATGCGTGGTGATCGTAAAAAATATAAAGTACACGTTAAAAACGCTAAGGGTAATGTTGTAAAAGTTGAATTTGGTGACCCTAATATGGAAATCAAAAGGGATAACCCTAGACGTAGAAAAAACTTCAGAGCAAGACACCATTGCGATAACCCAGGCCCAAGATGGAAAGCGAGATACTGGGCTTGCAGAACATGGTCAACAAAACCAGTTTCAAAAATGGTGTAATATGAATCCATTTACACTTAGTAAAGGTAAGATAATCGAAATGGTTAATGAGTACTCCTTCAATGGTAAATATGAAGGGGATATGGTTAGAGTTGGCTCTTTTAGGAGAAGAGATCTACCTAATGCGATTATGACAAATGTTTTAAAGGCAATTACTAATACAACAGGCCAAAGAGCAACTTCAGTAAAATATAAAAAAGGTGCCTACGATGATGTTGAAATTAGATTATTTGGGCAGTTGTTAACCTATTTATCTGGTAGATGGTAATTTAAAAAGTAATTTTACACCTACCGATGTATTTTGATTTATCTAGATCAATTTTTTCGTTGGGGTAATCTTCTTCATCAAACCATTCCAAACCACAATTAACACTCGACCCAAAAATTAAATTCGAGTATTTTTCCATAAAACTTTCGTCTTTACCAATCGGTATATCTATCTCAACACCAGATAATTTTATAAAAGTATATTCGGATTTATTGGTTCCACCATCGATTGCTTTGCCAAAAACATATTTAATGTTGTCTTTGTGTTCAATAAAATTAGCGAATAAATTTTTGTAGTTAATTTTTAGATTACAAACAATATTCTGGTGGTATGCCATACAGAGATACTCCGCCACAACAAACGGTACTTTGTAATTGTATAAACTTACAATACTATCAATTCTATCACTAATCGTTGCTAACGACACTATCAGGCAATAACAAATCTATTTTATTGTATAACTCATCTAAGGTACCTTCATTATTGAGAATGTTGGTCACACCCTCAATTAAATCCATTTCTTTCTCAGATGCATGTTCGTCACCGCCGTTTAAGTTAGGACGTTCAACTCTCCAAACAGTACCACCCATTTTTAAAATAGCGTCAACTTCATGCTGAAATCTAACATCACAAATCACAACATCCAGGTTTTTATTTTTTTGATACCACTGTTCAAATCTCTTAACCCAAAACCCACGACCAATGGATTTTAATTCTGGGATGTATTCTGGCATATCATATTGGAATACTTCAGTTCCCATGATTTGTAAAACGAGTCTTGGTGTTATTCCCCAGGTTGGGTCAATAACGTCTTTTGCGTCACCAAATACTTGATCTTCAGTGAACCCGAACAATTCCATAGCCCCACGTTTTATTGGGTTTGCAAAACTGTATTTTGTAAAATTTTTATTTTGTACAAGATAATCGCCAGATGTATCTTTACCTGAGCGTTTTTTTCCGATTATTCCAATTAACATATGTGTAATTTATTTACACAAGAATAATAAAAAAAAATGATATAAACAAATAAAAAAGGCCAGAAATTTCTGGCCTTTTTCTATTAGATTGTTGGAATCTGTTTTTGTCCGTTTTTACTGATGTCATCAAGAAGTTGTTTCATAACCTCCATCATATTAGTGGAATCCAATTTCATATCAGTGTTTCTACTAATGATCTGAGCGGCTTTTTGTGCCAGTGCTATTCTTGCGGATTGATTGATTTTTGATAAATCATAATTACCAACCGTATCTGGTAAAAACCTTTCTGGTGTACCTGGATTAAACTGTGGGGCCTGAGCTTGTTGTTGACCTTGTGGTTCTTGACCTTGCCCTTCAGCACCAGATTTTATGTCTCTTAACATTCTTCTGTACGCTGTAACATCCATATCGGCACGATTAATTAATTGAACCATTTTTTGTTGTGGTACATTAGCCAGTGCGCCCAAAACTGTTTGTAAAAAGTTTGCTAATTTAACGCGATTTACTTGTTGACCATATGCTTGTTTATACTCAGAAGCTATCTTAGTGCTTAAATCTGGTACAACTCTAGCTAATTGGGTGAAAATTCTACCACTATCGCTATTTTTTACAGCATCTTGTCTACCTTGTTCCATTTCAGGTTGGTTTTCACCAAACTCTTTTAGAACACTTTCAATTATTGAATTTAGGTTGTCATGTGCTTCAATTAATTCCATTAATTCAATAGATTCTTCAAGACGTAAAGGTTCTCTTCTAAAATCTAAATCTGTGAATCCATCGCCTTGTTGTCCACTTTGTCCAGAGCCAGTTCCTTGTCCAGATCCACCACCTTGATTTGATCCACCTTGTCCAGTTCCAGTTCCTTGACCAGATCCACCACCTTGTTGTCCGCCTTGTCCAGTTCCAGTTCCTTGACCAGATCCACCACCTTGTTGTCCACCTTGTCCAGAGCCACGATTTGATCCAGATGTTAAACCACCCTTTTTGGCCAAATCGATTAAATATGAAAATATTGCATAAAAACTTTTGATCAGGTTAGGAAAGTTTTGTAAGAACTCTCTTCTTGCGTTATAAACAGCGTTTGCTTGCGATTTACTTGGGGTTCTTACAGCAGCCTCTGATAGTTTATTGATGCCAATGTTTTTAAGTTGATCCATTATGTTATTACCATTCTTAAATTGAGTGGCGTAAACAGCTTTATTAAAATCACTTACAAATATTTTTAAACTTTTTGGGTCAGATTTCAATAATTCGTTAATATCAATACCAACAACTTTATCATCGGTAATTTTATTAAATATTGGATTTGATTTTGCTTGTGCAACAAGTTTGTTTAAATTCTTATCACCAGAATTAAACTTATTAATCATTTTAATCAAATTACTTAAACGCATAACATGTGTTTTAAATAATTTTAATTGATTTTGACTTAACCCTATGTCGGCTAAGCCTTTATCACTTGTATCAACATTAGTCGCTCTTGTGTTAATCGATCTCATTAAGCTACTATCAGCTTCTGCTAACATATCCATGTCACATAATGATTCGTATAACTTCAAATCCTCTTCCATTAATTTAAGGATATCGTCAATGTCATTAGGTTGTGTTACTTTACTAGTTACACGTCCACCACCGCTATATTGTTTAGTTG